GCGGATACTATAATACCACGACAAAGACCTATACGAAGCGTACGCCCGGCGTGACCAACGTCATCGGCGGGTCCATCGCATGGAGCGACCGCAATCGCGGCATCGTCATCGGCGGCAACGATGGAAAGTCCGACTTCACTCGCGACGGCATGGCGACGTGGAACACGCTGACATTTGGCGGTGAACAGCTCTCCAGTCTTCACGGCGTCTATTGGACGATCCGTGGCGGCGTGACAGCCGACAAGAGCGCGCCTGGTGTATTCTACGTGCTGATCCCGGTCAACAATAGCGGCACCGTGCCCGGAAACTTCTCTGGCCTCTGGCGCAAGACTATCGGCTTGGCGGCCGATGGCAGCGGCGACAGCGAGCAACGGCTCTATGCGGCCCCGCTTGTGGCAAGCTGGAGCGATGGCAGCTCGCATCAGCCCGCGATCCGGTGGATGCCCGGCGTCACCGGCAAAATCTTGATGACGGCTGGTGTCTATGGCCCGGCCGGTCATCAGTTCTACATCTTTCAGGATACCGGCACGAGCGCGACACGAACCGCTGTTACGAATGTTACAGACGTCAGCTTCTTCGGCTTCGGTAAAGGGCCGCTCGGCAGCGCTCATCCGAGCGTCTTCATTGCGGGTAAGGTCTCCGGCGTTCAGGGCGTGTGGTGGAGCCACGACAACATGGTGACATGGACGAAGCTTCCCGACTATCCGCTCAATCATGTCGACGATATCACGGCTATCGATGGCGACATGAACAAGTTCGGCCGCTGCATCATCGGATATGGCGGCTCAAATCAGATCGTCTATGATACAGGAACAATATCATGAGGCTCGTAATTTTCCTTCTGGTCGCCATGGCATCCATCCCCCCAAGACCAACACCATGAGATATGTTCGCAGGACTCTTCAAAGCAGACCTTGAAGCGAGCGGCCTTAGCGAGCTGCCAACAGACGAAATTGTCGGTCTTCTCAGCGATGAAGAGATTGATCGCCTTCTCGCGCGCTGGCAACAGGAGCGTCACCGCGAGAAATTCGAGAAGTTCAAGAATTATTTCCCCGACCAATATCTCATGGTTGGCGAAACCGAATTCTATCCGCGCGAGCTGTATCCACGCCACCTTGAGCATTTTAAGGCCGGGGCGCAGTTCGACGAGCGCTGCTTCATGGCGGGCAACCGTGTTGGCAAGACTGTTGCAGGAGCCTACGAAGTCACTTGCCATCTAACCGGAATGTATCCTGATTGGTGGGAGGGCCGCCGCTTTCGCAAGCCCATCAAGGCATACGCCTGCGGCAAGACGAATGAGACGACGCGCGATATCGTTCAGCTCGAGCTGTTCGGCGAAATTACATGGGAGGGAGGCCGGAAAACCGTTGATGGCACGGGGATGATTCCTCTTGACCATATCGGCCGTGGCGCAGGGCAAATCACATGGAAGTCAGGCGTGGCTGATCTCATCGACACGGTGAAGATCAAGCACAAGAGTGGTGGATGGTCTCGCCTAGGGCTGAAGTCCTATCAACAGGGACGCGGCGCGTTCGAGGGCACGGCGCAGCACGTTATCTGGACAGACGAAGAGCCCGAGCTGGAAGTCTATGACGAAATGCGAATTCGAACCATGACGACGGGAGGTATCACGATCCTGACCTATACGCCCCTCGACGGATTGACGGACACTGTGCTTTCGTTCCTGCCCGTTGAAATGCGGCCGGCCGCTGGGGACACACTCGATGCCGATGCGTTTACCCGGCTCAACACTTTCGGTTCAAAGGAATAGCCCGTGCCAAAAATCAGCGACAGCAAATATCTGACGTCGGCGGGCTGGGATGATGTGCCTCATCTGGATGCCGCACGGAAAACGAAGATGCTCGCCGAAACACCGCCTCACCTTCGCGATGCACGCTCTAAGGGCATTCCCTCGCTTGGACAGGGCGCAGTCTATCCGATTGCCGAAAGCGAGTTCACATGCGCGCCTTTCCAGATTCCGCCATATTGGCCGCGCGGCTTCGGAATGGACGTGGGCTGGAACCGCACCGCGGCCGTGTGGGGCGCCCATGATCGCGACCTTGATATTCTCTATCTGATCGGCGAGCATTATCGCGGCCAGGCTGAGCCATCGATTCACGCGACGGCCATCCGCGCGCGCGGCGATTGGCAGCCCGGTTTCATCGATCCCGCTTCCCGCGGGCGCCAGCAAAACGACGGCGAGCAATTGCTTCACTCGTATCGCCAGCTCGGACTCAATCTCAAGGTCGCCGATAATTCGAGAGAGGCTGGCCTGTTCGACGTTTACGAGCGGCTCTCGACCGGCCGCCTGAAGGTGTTCAACACCTTGACGAATTGGTTCACCGAATACCGGATTTATCGCCGGGACAAGCTCGGCCGCATCGTAAAAGAGCATGATCACTTGATGGATGCGACTCGCTATCTTGTGCGTCCATCGTCTATGATGCACATGATCGTGCGTCCGATAGCGCGCGAGATGGCATTTGGGGTAAATGCCGCGGTCGGCGATCCGGAAGTGGGGTATTGATATGGCACGCTCAGCAATCATCAAGGTTGATGGCAAGGAAGTTGAAACGAATGCCGTAGCCGTCCAGGGCGAAGAGCGCGAAAACGCGATCCTTGAAGCCTCGCAAGGAATCATCGGCCGCCTCAATGCAGAGGCCATGGAACAGGTTCGCCTCAAATCCCAGATTGAAGAGCGCTGGATTCGCAATTTGCGCCAGTATTATGGGAAATACACCGAGACGACGCTGAAGAGCCTGAAGGGCGCGGCGCGGTCTCAGGCGTTCGTGAAGTTGACGCGCCACAAGACAAATGGCTGGGCCGCGCGGCTGTCCGACCTTCTATTCCCGACCGATGATCGCAATTGGGGCATCGAGCCCACGCCGGTCCCCAAGCTGATCAGGTCAGCGCAAGAGGCCGTCGCAAACGCCAGGGCCGGCGCCGATCAGGCAAACGCCGCTCCCGATCCGGCGCAGGCCGCCATGATCGCCGATCAGGCGAACGCTTGGGCGCAGCAGGCGCAGAAGACCACGGCCGAAATCGAGGAAGCCAAGAAGCGCTGCACATCGATGCAGGAAGAGATCGAAGACCAGCTCCTTGAATGCAACTATGCCTCTGAGGCTCGCCGCTCTATCGAGGACGGCTGCCGGATCGGCACTGGCATCATCAAGGGGCCCTTGACGTCTCAACGTCTGCGGCGGGAATGGCGGTCATCTACGAGCGGTTTCTATGAGCTGACCACGCTTCCCGATCCGATGCCAGAGTATCGCTGGATCAATCCATGGCACTTTTTCCCCGACATGTCGGCGGCGACCATTGAGGAAGCCGAGTTCACCTATGAGCGTTCGCTTCCAACTATGAAGGACATGCGCCGCAATGCGCTCAAATTCGGCTTCAACAAGAACGCTGTTCGGCGCCTGTTGAAGGAGGGGCCCGCACCATTGGGCACCGAGATAGACCATATTACGAGCTTGCGCGCCATCACGGGGGAAGGCGAGACGATCAAGGATCGGTTCGTCATGTGGGAGTATAACGGCTCGCTCGAGTGCAATGAAGTGATCACCCTTCTGCGCGCCGCGGGAATGCGCGAACAGGCCGACAATATCGAGGCCGAGGACGATTGGCTGAAGGAATATCGGGTCATCGTCTATTTTTGCCAGAACGAAGTGCTGAAGATCGCGCCGGAATATCCGATGGACTCCGGCGAAACGCTCTATTCCGTCTGGAATTTCGAGAAGGGTGAGACGTCGATTTTCGGAATCGGCATCCCCGAAATCATGAGCGATAGCCAGCGCGCGGCCAATGGCGCCTGGCGCATGATGATGGACAATAGCGGCCTGAGTGTCGGGCCGCAGATCGTCATCGATAAGGATCAGATCAAGCCGCAGGACGGAAGCTATTCGATCAAGGCCATGAAGGTATGGCTCAAGACGGGCTCTGCCATGTCGACGCCGCAAAACCGGCCGTTCGAAGTGTTCAACATTCCGAACAATCAGGCCCAGCTTGCGGGCATCATCGAGATCGCGAAGGAGTTCGCCGACGAAGAAACCTCAATGCCGCTGATCGCCCAGGGCGAACAGGGTGCCGCCACGCAGACCCTTGGCGGCATGTCGATGCTGTTCAATTCGGCGAACGTCGTTTTCCGCCGCGTCGTCAAGAGCTTCGACGATCAGCTCACAACGCCCACGCTGCGGCGCGCCTACGATTG